AGCATTAGCTCCTCCACCTCCAGCTGAATTTGCAAAAGGTGATCCTGTTGCTCCTGGATTAGGTCCACCTGCATTTCCAAATCCATATGCTCCTGAATTTCCTGGTTGTGTTGGTTGTGTTGCTGTTCCAGATGCTCCTGGTGATCTATTACCTCTACCACCTCCTCCAGATCCTCCTGGTGATCCTGTTTCATTTCCTGGTGATCCTGTTCCTCCAGCTCCACCACCTTTTGCTGTTAAACTAAAACCTGTTGAATCACTTCCTGAATCTGCTTTTAATGGATATGTTTGTGTAGCTCCACCTGCTCCTATAACTATAGGTCCTGATGATATTGGAAAACTAGAAGGTGTTAAAATTAAACCTCCTGCTCCACCTCCGCCACCACCATCTCCTGAACCACCACCTCCTCCAGCAACTAATAAAACTGTTCCTGTACCTGGACCAAATCCTGGTGATGTATATGTTCCTGATGCTGTAAATGATGTTGTGACAGATCCTCGTTGAGGATTTTGTACTGGACCGATAATTCCGCCATTAGACATAGCTTGAATCTCCGGTTAACTTATATCTTCGTAACTAATAATGCATTCTAAATCAGAGTTAGCGCTTGCGCCTCCAATGATAGATTGATTTTCCATTAGATAGAAAGATGAGTTCTTGTCGACTAAATTTAATGTTGCATCTGCTGGTACAGAAATAGTTGCAGCAAGTGCAATAGAAGTTCCCGTTCCGCCGGCATTTGTATTCCAATCAATAGTTACATCTGCAGCGTTTGTTCCGTCTACGTTTGCAACCATGATAGATTCTATTTTAAAAACTTTTCCTGATGCTGCTGCGTTAGCAAGTAATACTGTTGTAAGAGTTGTAGTTAATGCAATACCTGTGGTATTACCGAATATCGAGTTTACTGATACTATATTTGGATTTGCCATATTTTATCTCCTTGTTAATTATTATCCGAAAACTAATGTTAATGCAATAGATTTTCCTGCTGTAATTCCAGTATTAGCTTGGAAAGACGGCGTAGAAGTAGTTCCATTTGAGGTTAGTATAAAGCCCGCAGTAGTATTAGTAATACCACCGAAAACACCATTATTATTAAATTGAACGAATGTATTAGAACCGCCTGGAGTTGCTGCAGGCACCGCAGAAATAACTGAAGTTGTTGCTGGATCTACAATAACATAGTTTTTAGAACCTGTTCCAATAGATACAGTTGTAGAACCACCTGATGAAATAGTAGCTGTTGCACCTGAATTGTTTATGATGACATAATCTTTTTCTATATTTGGAACTGAAACTGTAACTGTAGTTGCTGATAATGAACCTGATAAAATAATTGTTTTATTTCGTCCAGCTTGATCGGTAAATGTTGTAGATGATGAATTTGATGTAAATGCTAATGTCGTATTGCCTGTTAGTGTTATTGTTACAACACCTGAAATCGCATTATCAATTTCTTGTAAATTGACGTTAGTAATTTCACCCCATGTTCCGGAGTTTTCGCCAGTCGCTTGTAGGTTTAAACCTAAATTACTAAATGTACTTGCCATATTAGATTCTCCATATCACTTTTATTGTTATAGTTCAATCCAATTTTGTCCTGTGATTGGATTTATAGCAGACCAGTTTTGACCTGTTGTTGGATTTATAATATTCCAGCCATATATAATAGGGCTTCCTACGCCTACTGTCAATTGATTTGAAGAAGGTATTATTACCTGATCTGTTGAAAGTATTACATTTCCAACCCCTACCGTTACTTGATTTCCTGTAACAAAATATCTTGATTCTATGTTAACTGTGCCAACATTAACCGTTACACTAGAGCCGGTAGCCGTGACTCCTAATCCTAATGAAATAGTAGGATCGCCAACTGGAACACTAACTTGATTACCTGTTACATCTACAAAGTTTTTAGCTTTTATTTCAACATTTCCAACGGATGTGACAACACTTGAACCTGTTGCATCAATAACAGTTGGTAATTGAATTTCAACTTGACCTACTCCTATTTGAACGCTTGAACCAGTTACTGTAAATACATCATCTAAACTAAATGATACTGTTCCAACATTAATATCTAATTCTTCACCAACAACAGCATCTGTTACTGATCCACCTGCAAGAATATTTGGACTTTGAACAAGTATATTTAATAAATTTGTATCTGCATCAACATTAGATTTTGCAGTGATGATGGCATCACCAATCGTTAACGTTAAATTATTTCCGGTAACTTCTACAGTTGCTTTACCAGCAAATGTAATTGTACCTGTTTCAACTTGTAAATTATTTCCGATTAAAGCAACTTCTGCTTTACCTACTATAGAAATGGTTCCTGAATTTAATGATAGAGCATCTATTGGAACAGATTCATTCCAAGCTCCTTGTCCCCATGAAACACGGCCCCAACCTTGTGCTAAACCTACTTCAACAACTACATCAGTAGTCTGTTGACCCCATTCGCCTTGACTCCATGGATGTATGCCCCAAGTATTATTAGCCATAATTTTTTATGGCGAACTACTACGATATTCTCAAGATTGCGCTTGTTGAATTCGCTGCTGGGAACTGAATAGTAAAGTCGCCGTTTGTTGAAGTTTTGCTACCACCAAAATCTAATACAACAACTGCTTTGCTTCCGTTGGATGTATTATAAATTAAAGCTGCCGCTGCAGTAATAGTTGCTGTTGTAAAAGTTACATCGTTAAAATCTACGAATGCAAAATTATGTGCAACCGTTGGTGAAATATTTACAAGAGTTGCTCCCGTAGCAGTATAACCTGTACCTGTTACTTCAACACTTGATCCGATTGTTGCATTATAAACTGTAGTTGTTGCTGCTGCAAAACCTGAAACGGTATTGTATAAAGCTATTTTAAATGTATCGCCTGTAGAAGCTGTAAAATCGTGAATTGCTTCAAATAATTCTTCTTTAAAACTATCTGGTACTATGTTTGCCATATTAACTCCTTATTATTTACTTGGTGGCGGCGAGTCTACTACAACTCTAGGTTCTCCGTCAACATATTCGTCTCTTCTTCTTCTACCTGTCTGTTCAACACCAAATGATTCTCTGGCTTGTTGATAAGATTGTTCATACACTTGTATCATATTATCAGGACCTTTCAAGTATTTATATGTTTCAACTAAAGAACCATAAAGAAGTAAATCTTGGGCAAAAGTAGATATATAAGTCGTTGAAGTTGCTGAATTACCAGCAGTTATAGAAGTTCCTTGTGAATAATAAGCAATATTAATTCCATAAGCTGTATTAGGAGTTGGTGCTACAAACCAAGTTGTTTCATTGAAATTTGCATAATATTTTGGTTTATCATAATAAGTAGAATTACCAGGTAAATTATTAAATTCTGACATGTAAGAACTATCTTTCTGTTCTACGATAGAAGCTTCATTTGTTCCTGGTGTAATCATTTCAACATATCTAATATTACGAAGTCCAGATGGTACAGAAATCGTAGTTGTTCCAGCTGTTGTTACAGCACTTGCATATAATCTAAAAGCGTCAATATTTAATTCTCTATAAATTCTATTTTCTGCATTTTGTACAACTACAGAAAGAGTAGAATCAGATAATCCATTACTATCTACTTCTGTGTAGTTTCTAATTTGAGTTACTAATTGTGAATACGTTAGTGCCATATTATATTGTCTCCGCTGTCGCCGATCCGCCGCCAATGGTTGTATTTAATGAACCAGTTCCTGACGATGCGTTAAAACGATAATTATCTAAATTAACAACTGTTATACTATATCCAGTTGACGTTGTTAAGACTGATTGTTGAAATCCTGAAGAAGTTAAAAAGGCATTAACTACTGTTAAATTTTGAAATCGAACAGTATTACCTGTTATTTTACCATGATTTGGTTGATTCACTTGTATTGTAGAACTGCCTGCTGTTACTTCAAAAGCATTATTAGGGATTGCAACTGCAGAAGGACCAACTGAAGGTTGTCCACCGAAGTTCCCGCTCGCGCTCGCGAGAGTCTGTCCGTTGATAGTATATTGATTAGTATTAACTACTGTTAATGAAAATCCAAGTGTTGTATTTAACATTGCATTAGTAAATCCATTAACCGCATTTACATTTGTAAATATAATTTTATTTCCTGTTGTTTTTTCATGACCTGGTTCATTAACTAAAATAGTAGAACTACCTGCCGTTGATAATAATGGATTAAAAGATAATAACACAACTGATAATGGCTCTACACGATCTGGTCGTGCGTTGAGCAATCCTTGCGGATCGTTGCCTGGTACTTTCGGTTCAAGTTGTGGTTGCTTTGGTTCGTATTCACTATAATGAACAAATGATCCATTCCACTCGGTTACCATTTCGTCGTACGGGAATCGTTGGCCAGATCGATCTGATATGGCGTAAGACTTCTTACCTGTAGCAAAAGTTGTCATTATACACCATCTCCATAGAATGTTTTTGGTGATATAAATAACGAGGTGCGTTGACCGTCTTCTGTTAAAGCTCTTTGTAATTCATCTTCATAAATTAATCTTAACATATCTGTTTTTTCAGGTTTGTAAGTAATGCTTAAATAATAAGCAAGTCCTGAAGTTAAACATGGTAAAAATCTAAATACAACATCTGGAGTATTTGTATATCTTCCACCATCTTCAATTCTTGCAAGATAATAAAATCTTAATTGATAATTGCTTGGTGTTGATGAACTAGAAAATCCAGATCCTGGTGTTTGATATAAAAATATACTTGGGCTGTATGTTCTTTGAACATAATATTGTGAAGGTGTTCCTTGTGATAATTTATTAGGTAGCGCTGCATATGCAGATCTATCTATTTTAGTTAATGAGGTATCTGTTGGTAATGAAGCATTAGGTGAAGTATTATTTCTAATATAAGCTTCTAATACATCGTTAATATCGTTTGGATAATTTGCAGGATCACTAGTATAGCTATATTCAGCTTGGCCCAATACTAAAGGGATCGTGGCTAATTTTACTTTCCATAAATGAACGCCTCTATTATCCCACTCCGATAATAAAATATTTAAATTTCTTCTTGCTACTTTTAATTGATTACCTGATCGAGTTGATCCAATACCTACACGTCCATAAGCTTCATCAAAAAGCTCATCTAATTCAAGATTGAAACTTGTAGTTCCGGAAGTAGTCATCTACTCTCCTACTTGTCTATAAATAATATCGCCGTTAAAGATGAAGCGTTAGCTGTTACACCAATACCATCTACAATTCCAGTTCCATTATTTTGAGCATATAAAACTCCGTCCTCTGGAATATTTAAAGTTTCAGTTTGCCCTGCTCCAACAGATACTGTAAAAAATACTTGTGTATTAGTTGAAGAACTAACAGTTGTAGCATTTGCTAAACCATTAATAACTAATGTTCCTGAACTTCCTGTTGATTGAACAACATATCCTCGAAGTCTTGTTCTTCCAGTAAAAGCAACTGCACTAGCAGCAGCAATATAAACTGGTTTTACATCACTTTTGTAACTCATTTTATCTCCTTATATTAATAGAGCTCCCGAAGGAGCTCCATTAAAAATTAATTAAGCTGGACCTATTTCACCAGGTTGTGCAGTTTGGTCAGCAAATGTATATACAAATACACCTGTAACGTTTCCTGAACCTGCTGTGCTTCCAACATTAGCAACAACTGTTGTATTAGCTGGAAGACCAGTAGCAATAACTGAAGCTCCAGTCATTAATACTGCTGCTCTAGCACCAACAACTAAATTTTGTGCAATACTAGTTGCATTAGCTGCTGAACCAAAATTAATAGTTGCAGTTGTAGTTGTTCCTGCTGCTGTTAAAACT